AGTGCATAACCTGAAGCTTTCCATGCCACGCCGTATGTTGCATCGCGTTCCTCAATCAATTGCTGTGTACTTTGGCTTGTCATCTTTCACCTCTTTTATCGGCTGTTCTTGTTTCACTTCAACAGGCACCACCTCCTTTGCTTTCTCTGCAGCCGCGGTAGCTGCAATAATATTACGAACCTCACCTTGCTCTAAGTACAATACAGCCTTTCTAACGGTATCTAGACTGTCCTTGAAACGACCTAAGCCGTGATTGCAATTAGGGCAAAGAAGCCCACGCACTGCCCCTGTGTTATGGTCGTGGTCTACAACGAGGGGCTTCTTGAGCTCTTCCTGCGGAGTCTCACAGATGGCACACTTACCATCTTGCTCAATGAGCATCTTATCGTACTCTTCCATCGTGAGTTTGTAGAACGTCTTGAGTGCTGATCTACGATGAACTTCAGGATGAGCCGTAATGTAGGCCTTGTACTCTTTTCGATGCTCGTGATAGTAGTTACGAGCGCGCTCTCTGTCAGTGTCGGTTCGTCGAGCGCGCTCTACTGCACGACGTTCTTCGAGATGTTCGGAGCGATACTTCTTACTCTGAGCCCGCGAGCAGTCTTTGCACCACCACGCCAAGCCATCGATAGACCGACTATCCTTGTTGAAGGCATCGTCTTCTTTAGTTTGTTGACACTTGGTGCAAGTCTTTGACATATTACATCTCCGTATAGGTTGCGAACGATTTGTCAGTTTCCTGAACCTCAATTGCCATTCGGAAACCTTCGTACCATGTTCCTGGATACTTCGAAAGCAGATCATGCCTACAGAGTGTGAAGAACCACTTTGCTAGAAGTTCTGCTGTAGATGCCTCGATGTTCAATCTTGCTGCATCACCACGCTTTACTGCAATAGGTCCATATTCGTCACCTCCACTTTCGTTTTGATTCGAAACGATGTATCTGTGATCGAGAGCTTCAATGAAGGGCTTGACTATCTTATCAAGGTCACCGTAATCAAGAAGCATCCCACTCCTACCGGGATATCCCCACAATGTGACTCGCACCTTGTAGTTATGCCCATGAAGACGTCCGCATTTGGGGTGGCCCTCAATTCGATGAGCGGCACTGAACGAATAGTCCCTTGAGATTGTCCACATACATTACCTCGGAAACTCCGCGATACCCTGCGGCCACGCTACTTGGATAGCATACGAGATAGGATCGATGAAGCCCGCTTCGGTGAAGGCTGCGATACGTTCGAGACATGAAGGACATACGCCACATGCAGCTATATCATTGATGTAGCATGACCAAGAGAGCCATAGCGGTGCGCGAAGAACGGCTGCCCAACGAACGATATCAGCCTTCGTCATCCAAGCATAGGGTGCTCGTACACGGACTGCTAAGTTCGTACCCGCAACCGCTGCTGAAGCTAAGCCACCTACGCACTCGGGCATATAATCGGGCGTTGTCCATGTATAAGGTGCACTAGCATGACCAGGAAGGGCAATCCAACTAACTGCATACTGAGCAGCTAATGCAATCGCATAGCCCGCAAGTAATGAATCTCGAAAAGGTACTACAATCATCGGATCACTACTATACCATAACTGAGGTACGTCAAAGGAGTACCAGTTGAGCCCAAAGTGGGCTGATACTCTTTGTGCCGTTCCTTCCTGATGGCGTAAGCCGTGTGGTAGCGAAACAACCATAGTATCATTTGGGATCGCAGCTTCGACCACCACATCAGCTATGAGTGTTGCTGTTGCTAATCCGTCTAATGCAAGTACTGCTGTTGCCATGCTCACCTCTCTTCTTTCGGAAACTCTTTGAGACCAACAATGTCCCAAGCTCTAGGTTCGAGAACGTACTTGATTGGGTCAACGTAGCCAGCAATTACGAAAGCCGTAATGCGCTCTAAGCATGTAGGGCACTCCCCACATGCAATCATACCACCTCGATAACACGAACGAGTCAAATACAATGGCGCCCTGTGCCTAGCAGCTAGCGTCACAATATCAGCCTTCGTCAGGAACTGGAAGGGTGTGTACAGCCGAACAGCTCTCATCGTTCCAATGTATACTGCTGCCGCCATCGGACCCATAAATTCTGGTGTGCAATCTGGGTAGGCCCATCCTTGCGAGTCCGTTGCATGGTTCGCAATGGCAACTTGATCGAAGCCACGAGAGTTCGCAACTGAGACAGCCATCGAAATGAGATTAGCATTACGAAATGGCACTACTGTTGCTGAAGGAGTCTCTTTGGTGATATCGTGGTATTCCTCGTTAGGCATTTCAGTCTGTCCTAGTAAAGCCGAGCTACCACCTGCAAATATTTCGATGGGTAACTGAATCACTTCGTGGGCAACTCCTTCGTAATACTTTATCACATTTGCAGCTGCCAACATCTCAGAACCTTCGTGAAGAGAGCCATACTTGAACGACAGCGCAAGGATTTCTTCCTCTGTTGTCATTAGTTGGGCTAGCAACGAAGTACTATCTAAGCCACCCGAAAACAATAACACTGTTCTTGTCATATCACCTCCTATTCTTCCATAAGATAATGTTGTGTAGCATCAGCACTGTTTACATACTTCGGCTTGTACTTCTTACCTTCGAATATCATTCGCCAGTCATCCCATTCGAGCTTAGCATTGTGTTCCATGACAACCTTAGGAGGTGGATCGCAGTTACGTAGTATCTGATCAACCCATCCCTTGTCGGCCTTCATGTATGTCGTTGCTGTCCGAATGGCTGTGGTGGACCAATGACATTTGAGACCTGCAACGCGGAGAGTATTGTATCCGTGTAATACCGTCGCCTTGAATTCGCGTATAGAAACTTTCTCACGCGAGAATAGACTGACAAGCCTGCCGATATGAATGAAATCGTGGCATTTGTTGCATAAGGCAACGGCTTCGATGTACGTTGACGTACGCCTGGCATAATCAATGTCATAGACTTCATGTGCATTGAGAGGTCCAGGACCCCCACAGGCGTAGCAACGCATGTTGTTCCGCGAGTAAGCCTCGCGTCTGGTAAGATCCCACCAGACTTCTCCCATGATGTTTCTAGGAGCCACACCAAAGAGGGGTTGCGGGATTGTTCCATGTCTTAGCAATTCGGGTCGAGAAAAGACGGGCGTATCAACCGCTTTGAAATCAATTGAGGGCACACTATCCCTCCAACCTCTGCAAGCGATCGATCTCGGCTGCAATCAGAGCACCTGCACGAACCAAGTCCTCAATGTTACCTTCTGATTTGAAGGTAGACTCTTCGTTATCATCAAACCAGGGCCACAAATCTTCCTCACCTAAGAGCAATGCCGTTGCAGCTTCAACGAGCTCACCTTCGGTCCACTGCTCATCGTGCTCAGCAACGAAGCCCTTCGTTTCTATTTGGCGTTTGCGTTCTGCTTCGATCTGTTCAACGCCACTCAATCCGTTTTGGTCTGCCATGCTATTACTCCTTTCAGAATCGTACTACAAATGACCGATCGGGAAGCTTACTTGGAACATCTAGTCCGACCTCGGCTGCTCGGGCTAGATTGATACCATACATCCAGGTATCGTTCAAGGCTTGAGGTTGCTCCGAATACGGAGCTTCTTTTAGTTGAGCACGAATAGCATCACGTTCTAGAGCGCCACGGCCTTGACGACGCCTGGATGTAATCCACCACGAATGAGCTGGAGCTAGTTGAAACCAAAGTATCCCATTCGCTTGATCGTACACGTGATTGAAGTTCATTGTACCAGCTACACTGGCATTCACGATGTCTTCAACCATACCATCTGCAAGTGTCGGAGCACGTCCTGACTTGAGATTATATACAGACTCAATACTTCCTTGAAGCACAGTAGGTTCAGGAAGTGGAGTACCTGTAATTCTACACCATAATGTCATACCGAAGTATGTCACTATGTGATTGTTTCTAACTCTATCCGGAAGCTTCGCGGGGAAACATCGGAAGACTTCAGCACGAGCGCCTTCAAGCATCCCCTCCAACTCTGGCATGAGCGCCAAAGTGCTTTGGATGAAGTGACCTCCAAATCCATGCGGAAGATTATTACGAAGCTGTTGAAACGTTTTGTATCCTTCGGACTCTTCATCAATATCATGAGGGTGTAATTGTGCCACAACAATACGTTCCCTTGCTGCGGGATCTTCAATAAGGTCTTCCCCATCGACACTGAAAGGAGCCGCGAGAGGATAGTCCACTGTCGTTTGATCGCCTTTCCCCCGCGGATCGTGACCGGTATCGTAAGCGAGGAGGACGAAGCGTAGAAACCGTTCGACAAGTTCATATCTGAACTCAGAGAATGCGATTGGTATAGCATTAGACGACCCTAACAAGGCTAAGGTAACGAATCGAGTCGTACCTGAATCGTATGTCTTCGGATCTGTCTGCCCGAATAAAGGTAGGAAGACCCGTTGAATTAGTGTGGTCTTGCCAGAACCCTTTGTACCAGCAACGTTGAGTATAGGAAATCTCAAGTTGTGTTGTTCGATCCAGGGTTTCAAACACGATGCGCTGTACCAACCAATCATAGGCCATATCGAAGTCTCCCTATTGAGTAATGGAACTGATGTTGCAATGAACTCTAATTCCTTCTTACTACATACTGCATGTAAGTCCAATTGCGGATGTTCTTTCTGTGCTGGTAACCAAGCAATCGGTCCTGAGAACCCTTCCCATACTTGCGCACCATCTAGGACCTCCTTGTCACCAACGAAGAACCACTTATCACTTAGCTTATGTAATCCCATCATTGGCGTGGCAGCGATTTTCGGTAACCCGACGGCCCGGAGCTTGTCCAGGAGGTATGGGAGGAGCGCTCTCAAATCATCGTCGTGGGCCAGCCACTGCCACGCCATAACGGGCGCTTCTTTGTCGAAGCGCGATACAGTGGTGAACGCTTGACGTGAAAACGTCTTGCCATCCCACGTATATCCTGCAGCCTTTACTTGTGATACGATTGCATCTTCGCCGTTGAACTTCGAACCGTCCAATAGCAACTGGGGTACAATTACGAAGGTACTGAGTCGCCTTACGCCTCTTTTCGTGCCGATGTAGTAGCCTTCGTCGTCTTCTTTGATTTCGGACGAGACTTCTTCTGCGTGAGGTGTGAAGCTTGTGATTCCGTCACGCTCTTGGGCTTGGACTTTCTCGCGGACTTTTTCAATGGTCTGCGGTAGATAATGATCGTTTTCTTGGGCTTTGTCCCCACAAGGTTGTAGTGCGAATAATCGGGTAATGAGATCGTCACTTGCGCCAGCAGAGACGAGTGCCGTGACAATAGCCCAGTCACGTTCGCTTCTCGATCTGTAACCTCGACTGTCACCGGTTCGAATTTTGTGCCTCGCTTTGTTATCAAGGCTTGCAACCACTCGAATATCGGCAATGCTATATCTGATTGTGGGTCTTGAAACTCGAACTTCACACCTAACATGGGGTTCTTCCTTTCTATTGAGCGTTCCAGGTACTCGTAATATCCTATTTGCATTCCAACATGCCTTGTCAGCCGTTGGAACGTCTTCCGTAACTATCTTGTTGAGCTCTTCCAACAACTCAACATCAAGCACAGGCTCTGTGAGAAGCCAGTAGAGATGCCAACCGTGTCCGCTAAACACCATATACGAAGGTGGTAAGGTAAATAGCGGACGCTGAGGATCATCAGCATCAACCCACAATGCAATAGAGCCATACACATCTTTCTTTTCGGTTCCAAATGACTGCCGCATCGCAGGACCAAAGAAGACGTCTCTATCATCTGGTATTTCAATGGTAGAGACGTCTTCGCTAATAATATACTTCGTATGCGCAGGCGTAGGCTTCGCACCGTCTGGTGGAATACATATAGCAATTATTCCACCGAACGCAAAACTTTTTAGAAAGTCTGTCATCGTCGCCTCGTTGATTCTAAACTAGGGTGAGCAGGGCAGCTCTGTCAGGTTGTATTACTTGCTACGTCTCGTAGCCTTACTTCTTCTTACCAGGAATCAATGAAGGAGCACCACCAGCCTTCGGGGCCTGAACCTTCTTGATGCGGTTACGAGGAGGATACGGCTCTCCCGTTTCAGGATCCACCTGCGTGGAGATTTCGATGTCAACGGAGATCGTGGCAACCTTGTTCACCAACATTTCGCTGGTGATCTCTCCATTGAAGTTCTTGTCAAAGCCAAGACCCAGGAGAGTGTTCTTGACACGAAACAGCGTCTTCTCAGTGAAGACAAGGGATTCGAAGATGATGCGGCCATCGTACTGACCACCGTCAATCTTCCACTGGACATCGATCTTCTGATTTCCAGCTTTGGACTGACCGCTGTCAGCCTTGGTAATTGTAGCCAAATAGTTACCAGCCGGAATAGGCTCCAGGCCCTTGACACTTCCAAAATCAATACTTGGGGACATGTTTTAGGTTCTCGCTTTCTGTATGTGAGTTGTTTAGGTTAGGTCCTGACTTATTGGCTGCCCTGCTCAATCAAGTCTAGAATCTTCTCCATTGATGGATTGATGATATGTGTTACACCAGTCTGATACTGGTCCTTTGCATAGACCTTTGTAGTGGGCCACACTTGCCCTACATTGAATACATCGGGTTTGATAACATCAGGATTCTCTGCTTTGATATCGCTATCAACCTGCATGCGTGTTGACAATCGCATTACCATGTAAGCGTATCCAGCAATCTCATCTCCTGATTGACCCCAAATCAATGGCTTGGTATTCATTACCTGTTTATCGTCCTGAGATGTTGCTTCGTGACTCGAAATCATGATGTTCAGAGCACGATCGCCCCATATAGTTGTCTCAGCGAGATCGAAGAACTTGACTGCCCAGTTCAACATCGAACCAAGTAGTGAACCGAATCCCTGACGACCTAATGGAGGTGTGAGCTCACCTGGCATCATATCAACAACACCCGTGATACGTCGAACCATTTGTCGTTGAACTTCAGTGAGACCATCTATCAGTAATGTGCTGTACGGTGGCTCTAAATCAAACTCCTTACAAAAGGAATCGTTTGGATCTTGTCCGTCTGATAACCAACGATACGGCCCATTGAAGTCCTGCATTGCGTGAATGGATATGATATCCGGCTTCACTTTCATCTTTCTGAGGGAAATGGGATTACCCTTTGCTTCAAGCATAAGGCAACGACCCAACCGTTTATCTCCAGCCCCTGTGCCCATCAGATACGTTTTACCGCACCCTGGACGACCATAGACTAACAACTTCAGTTTATCGTCTGGCTTAGGTTCTGATGCCATTACTTATCTCCTTCGTTGTCGTTCGGATTCTCCCACGAATCAGATGAACCCAAGGTGCCATCCTGAATGTCAAGTGTGATTGCAGTATCCGCAGGATTACGAACTGCCTTATCTAGCGTCTTCATAACATAATCAGTGATAACGTCGGCTGCTTCGTACATATTGCGGTCATACAAACCAAGCAGACGTTCAATCTCGTTACGTATTGCCATACGATTTGGTGTCATTGCTCTATCTCTCCTTCTTCGACTGTGCGAATAGATTTCTGTGACTGACGTACTTGGTACTCTGCTTCAAGTAATACTTCGTGATCAATGCCTGCATTCATTGCAAGACACGGACCTTTGAACGAACAGAAGTTGCAGTTCAACCAACTAGGTGATGGATAGTACTTAGTATCAGGATTCACCATCTCCATTGCTGTATGGTACAATCCTTCCATCAACATATCAATCATGAACGGACTACGATATACAGGCCAACGCACAAAGAACTTCTGCTCATTAGGTAACAACTGAGCTAAGAAGTTGGCATACGACTCCATGATGAATTCATCAGAGACATCGGGATACTCATCTCTAATACACTGTACGTAATGAAACGCTGTAGTATCGATTGACTTGTTCTGCGAGAACAAACCATTGGCAAGCATAGCAGGTATCGTTGGAACCTTCTTACGCATGATGTTGTAAAGGACTCCAACAATCGGGTGTCCAAACATCTGAGACGCTGCATACATATAAGTACCACATTGCTCGTCGTTATCTAGAGACCTTACAAGTTCCTGGATTGAACGAGTTGTTTTGGTTTCCCAGATCCAGTACTCTCCTGTTTCCTTATGCCGAACAATACCATCAAACCGCCCCCCAAGTCGTAGCTGAGGATCTACGCAACCTGGGGGGACGGGAAAGGGGACATCGAACTCCTGTTCAAGGGCAATGAATTCTAGATTGCGGTCGCTATACTTCTTTTGGTCTTGCTGCACCCATAACGTATAGTGCCCTAACAAGCCCTCGATCAAATTGACCTGCTCTCCGAATATCACTTCCTCTTGCGCCCATAAGTCCCCCAACTTCTCCCACTCATCGCGTTCGGAGATGATAAACTTCTGCACGGCATCAATAGGTAATTCGCCTGTCGTGTAATACATCTCCAATGCATGATGAATAGCTCGACCAGTAAAGAAGGGAGCATAAGGAACGGTCGACTCCAGGTTACGATGTAACGGAGACGACCACTGCCACTTGCGCCTACATGAACGGAATGTTCGAATGTCTGAGATATGAATAGATTTGGGGTCACCCATGACTTACCTCCAGTTGTTAGCGCACTGCTGCGATTGGTTCAATTATAACCTAAGTCTAAAAAACATGCAAGGGCTTAGGTATCATACAACTTAGGTCCTTTGTGAGCCCCTGATATAATAGTACACAAACTCGGACTCGGACATCTTCTTCTCATATGCATCATAGATGGACCTATCTTCGTATGTAGACCAAAGCATATAGATGTTCTTCGGTTCCTTGATATCAATACGATGAACGCGATCGATTGCCTGCGTCATCTTCTGCGAAGACCAATGACCATCCATGAATACTACATTCTTAGCCCACTGGAGATTGAGTCCTTCTCCCATAGCATCGATAGTGCCGACAAGCAACGGTCCCCCCACATTGCCCCTGTGCCCGCCTACAACCATGTCACATTCGAGTTTCGTCGCAAGCTCGATTGCCAAGTCTCGAAACCGCGTAAAGATGACACATGGCTCAAGATCTGCTGGATGGTCAGTCAGGAACTCAAACAACCAATCTATCTTGGCGGAGTTCATTTCACGATGAGCGTTGTTCTCGAGACCTAGTAATGCAGGCCATGCAGATACCTGTTGTAACTTAGTTACAAGAGCCAACACGTTCGGGATAACTAAGTTACCTCCAGATGTTCCTACTAAGATATCCTTCGAGTTCCTAATTGTGTTATACAATTCAAGCTGCTGCAGAAGTAGAGGTACATGAGTATCGATGATAATCTTCTCAGGTAACTGCGGTGCAACCTCTTCCTTCGTCCTTCTAATCATGAAAGGTTCGAGCACGCGGCCAAATTCAACAGGATCCTTTGCCCCGCCAAGTTTCCAGTGATCCATGTAACCTGGCGTCTTGATAATGTACTTCCCAACGAATGACCAATACGAAGGGAAGGCATCAGGATTACACCAGTTGAGTATCGACCAAATGTCTGCTGCAGTAGCTTCCATTGGAGTTCCCGTGAGTGCTATCTTCCTGCCTGCAGGTATATGCTTTGCAGCAACGGCCATCTTCGTCTTGCGATTCTTGATACGATGTGCTTCATCAAGGATAATAGTATCCCATACAGTGTTCGCAATGTTCTGCACAACAGTGGGTGCATGTAAGTCGTAACACGACATTAGCAACCAGCCATCCAAGTCTGCATAGTTGCGTGGGATGCGATTGCTAATCATGATCATGTTGCCAGGATCTTGATCCGTGATTGCATCAATCCATTGCTGTATCAGGGCTGGTGGACAAATCACCAAGCCCCTCCACGGCATCTCAGGCATGTCCGCAAGCAACTCGTTGCAATCGCGTGCTGCCTTGACAATCTCGAGTGCGGTGATGGTTTTACCCAATCCGCATTCGTCTGCGATCAAGAAGCCTGGTGCACCAACACCCTTATTGACAGCTTCCTGTTGGAAGGGATAGAGTGTCTTCATTGCACATTCCTATACTACCATCGAAACGTGATTCATGATGGTGTAGTATCTGGCATGTTTGTAGGCATCTATTTTATGTAAGGAGCCTGTTATCAACTTCAGGTGTTCCTCTCTAACGGCTACGCGAGTCATTGCAGCCGGTTCTTGAGAAACCAAGATAGGGTTGGGTATCATCAATGCAGCATATGCTCCTACAATACCAATTACCTGAGATGACGGAAAGTCCGAACCTGATTGTTCGAATGCACGACCTTGGCGCAATCGAAAGTTCTCGAAGACGATTATCTGTGGCTTGAGTTCAGCATACATGCCACGTCCCATGATGAGCTTCTCGAGCATATAGAAACGATCTTCCCATGCAATCTCGAGACACTCAACTGGATGGAAGGCATCTTCAATTGACTTAGCCAGATGGTCAAAGCCAAACGTACATACTCCCGTTGTCTTACCTGGATCAATCGATAGACAATGAATCATCGTCAACTCTCCCTTCTTCAATTGTAGACCCCACGTTACGGAAGTGGGCAGTGTTTGCACCACGAATTGCAAAGTGCGTATCTGCCGGTAACGAACCAACTACAATGGACGCTCCAGGACTCATGATATCGATGAGAGCGTTGATTGCAGAACGCTTGGCTAACAAGCGACGTTCGATCCAACCAAGAAGCCAATGCGACTTCAGGTGATACGTGCAAGTCATTTGGGCATCGTCGAACATATCACGCAGTTCCCGAACTTCGGATCTCGTAAGGGTCACTACTTTGCGATGCTGCTGTTGTGTCTTCGTTGCTCGCCATATTACTATCATCTCCAACAGTGAGAGTTCCGCTAAGTGCTCTAGTTTCATGTTCTCGCCTCCATTCTTCTCTAGGTGTAACCTGCCAATCGAGCTTTTCTTCTTCATCCTTGAAGTTCTCAACAACCCATGCTGCAAAGATAATCCTGAAGGGAGTGCCACAATGAGGGCAATAGCCATGGGCATCGCGAAGATCTTGTAATAGAGCTGGATTCTCTATAGCATCATCAAGCTCGTATTCGTAACCAGTGTTCTTACCATGTGTGATTGGTAAGATGATTCCACCACCACACTTCCAACATCCTATGACCATTGTGTCGTTAGTCATAGTCACCTGGTATAGGTTCACGCTGTGCTTGTGCAGATAGCAGGCAAGCCTTATCGCAGATACGATCGTCTTCTTCTTCCGCAACTTCGACTGTACCACCATCTGAATCGGTGATCTTGAGGTCGTCTACAGTCTCCCAGTCTATACCCACACTTCTATCGGGTGGAGTAAGGGTAGCTTCAACGGATACTATTCGACCATCTGCAAGTTGGTACTCAAACGTTATTGTCTTCACGACTACTCCTCTCTGCTGTAAGTAGGTCCACACTACCGTCATTCCAATCGCGTCGAACTCTATCGATACTGCTTCCTGGAGCCTCTGCTCCTTACCTTTCCCTTCGCGCGAGGTTGTCACGAATAATGGAGACCTTGAGTATAGTACAGCACCTGAAGGCTGAGCTTCGGCAAGTTCAGCCTCCAAAGGCCGTGCTTACTAAGTTATCCTTGAATCGGCGCAGGTAGTGGCATCAAGTCAGGTAGCGTCGTTCCAGGTATGATGAAGATCGCCGGTGTCACTAGCATGGCTGAGTAGTTCATTAGAAACTGTTGAGTGTTGGTCAACGCTGTTACCAGCCATGGAGGTAACTGCGAAGGTGTTGCATATGTCCAGCCTATAGTCTCAAGATACTTGACAAGTCCTGCGAAGGTCAAACAGTTCGAGTAGTTACCTCCACAGAATTGCTTAGGATCCATCAACGGTGCGCCATTAGGAGTGAGACCCATGAAGCCCCATACGTTTGACTTCATAGCCCATGCGAAGAAGTATTCTCCATTTGGACCTACCATGATGAACGTATTGGGAGCCTCTTGCATGGTCAAACGCAGATAGCGAATGGTGTCAATCAACCCCAAAGCGATGACGTTTCCGTCACCAGGTACACCTACGCCTGCTAACATGGTGTCAGCATTCGCAAGCTCTTGCACGGGGGCTGTGACATCAAGCTGTTGCCCTACTGGTGTGCACCCTAACAGAAATAATAGGTACACGATGACAAGGATGTAACGTGTGACTTTCATTTGAAACCTCCTCTGAAGACTTTGATTAGGCGCTCCATGTGCTCGCGCCTTCTTTCGAGCTTACCAATCAGCTCTCGATCCCGATACTCACCCTTGGCATCCTCGTAGACAATCCAGCGTGCATGCTGACCAGCGGTGCTCCGAATGCATTCAAGAATTGCATCGACGTCCTGCGCACTGAGCGATTGTCGCAGCCCTTGAATCTGTTTGCAGGGCTGATGGAGATCAACATAGAGGGCCCCTACGCGAACGTGTTCGTCGTATGCAGGCCAAATTGGCGTGGGTCTTTTTTGGACGGGAGGATCCGAGGGCAAACCAAAAGCGAGGGGCATATTTTTTTCTAAGGCTTCCCGAATTGTATCGGAGATAGCAGCCACAACCTTCTCTTCCACCTTCGAGTAGTCCATATTGACTACGGTGACAGGATCACCCTGCTTCGGGGCAACAACTTGTCCTGGGCGCATGCCCTGTGTAATATGTTCGCTGAGATTGTTATCGAGTGCCTCGAGCTTCTTACTGATTCCTGCGAACAGGCCGAACAGTTTCTTGATATCTGACGTCTGCGTCATGTTACCTCCTTGTGACTGGTATTAGATAGAAAGGCAGGCAGACTCGTGATCGTGTTACCTTGAGTCTGCCTGCAGTTTCTTCGCCTAGTGCTGCTCTAAAAGCAGCAGGCTCAGTACGCCTGGCGTATTACGGATCGGTATTGCCACTAGGCGTATTTGTTACTTGGCGGGAGCGACGGCGGGTTTCGCGGGCGCAGGCGTAACCACGGTCTTGCTCGGTGCAGTTCCACCAGCGGCTTTCTTGGCTTTCAGATCGGCATTCCGTTTCACACGGTAAGCCTTCTGGGCTTCGTAGTTGTAGCGAGGCTGCAACTTGACGCCGTGCTTCGCCAGATCAGCGGTGACAGCTTCGGTCTTTTCGAACGGAACGACGATCACATAGGACTTGCCGTTACCGCGGGGACCGGACCCAGCCTTGCGAACACGAGGAGTTGCATTGAAGGCATCCAGGTCGGTCTTTTTGAATTCCCAGTGGCCGGTCTCGGCGTTCTTGGTACCCTTGAGGGCACCTT